CTCGGTTATTTGTTTTCTTTGCGTGAGTTGGCCCTGCTAAAGAGGTCCTACAACAATAAAGGTAAGACTCCTTCTATAAGCTTCTCTGCCACCGGCGCGACATTTGAGACAAAATCCTTTAAATTATCAGTAAAGCCTTTCTTAGTCTTGGTACCCTTAGCTAAGGTCCCCACGGCTGGAGACTGCTTGGCATTGACTAACTCTACCATGTCCTGAAACTCATTTTTCTCTGACCCAAGTGTATGGCCAGTTTGCTGGTTCGCTATGTGTGACATGGCAGTTTGAACTTTTGCTGCATCATTTGGTTGCTGGAATGATTCGGTTCCTACTTTCTTCGCGGCTACACCCTTGACTTCGTAATATGCCACATAAGTGATCATAAAACTCGGTGCTACAAGAGCGTCAGCGTTGTGCAAAGTAATGAAATTCCTCGCTCCAAGGATATTTGATCCCGCTGGTGCGTTTGAAGTTGCTGGATAATTCCATCCGTCATCATCACCAGATCTAGCATATCGTATCTCGTACGTATTGTCAGACCTTGCGAAATGAACAGAACTATTTCCGAACATTATAGAAGTGCCAGCGTATCCGAGGTTGGTTGATTCACCGATTCTTGAACTGGCCATCCAACCCCCTAAATCAACTTCTTTCGAAGTTGGGGTGATCTTCATAGCAGCTGCTATTATTCGGTAAGCAAATGTTCCTGGCAAGTCGGGTGCATCGTTTCCAAGAGCACTGGTACTAGACCAAGCCATCACAGAGTCGCCATCAGTAGCAGTAGGGTTAAATACTACAGCTGTTCCTAAGTTGACATATGTTCTCACAAATCCACTATGTGGTCCTGCTGTTGCACTTGTTCCTATAGCATTTGCTACTGAAAAAGGTGGGCAACCTGCTATTCCCTTTGGGATCGTAGCTCCTTGAAGGATTGGTTGCAGCGCTGGCTCTGATGAAGCTCCGTCAGTTGGTCTCCATGGATTTGGGATCCAATATATTTGACTTGCTGATCCGGCAATGGTTTGCAGGGAGTGTGAGCCGTACGCTCTTACCACAGTGGTCTTCAACGGTTGACCACCAGGATAAAAGGGTAACTTAGCGTCTTCCCACGCTGCGTTGAAAGGGTCATCCATGAGCTTTACAACAGCACAACATTGTGGAGATAAACAGTTCTGCATCTTGATGTGTGAACGAACGTTTCCGTCCATCCCTTTTAACATCTTTTTCATCTCTGTTTTAGCCTTCTTCACTTTGTTGTAACTGCTGGTCCCTGGAATATTCTTCCCACCAATGTTTTTCGCGAATTCTCGGTTTGCTTTTTCGTTTTGCATTCCTCTTATTTTCTTTGACATTTTTCGTTTTTCTTTTCAAGATTCTTATTGTAAAAATCTTTAGCGGGCCCGCAGATTGACGGTCTGCGTGGATGCCGTGCTAGCCCTCCCTTCCACTAATGAATGCACAGCTGATATATTATTTTTCCTACGGTTTATATATCCCTTTATTTTCAACTAGCTAACTTGATATTCAATAGTCATGTTCTACCATCGAGTAAATGACATCTGATTGAAAAGCCCAAGGTAGGCTCGTAATCTTTGCTAACTGTTGACGGAAGCCTAACAAGCTCCCTATGCCGTTTAAGTTATAGCGATCGCGTATTTGCTCAAAAGCAAATCGCCAGTGATCGTTCTCATACAAATCCTCCCTTGTTACAATGGAAGGATCTGGAAATTGAGCTCCATAATCTTCTACGTCATTTGCGGTGGGCTGAAGTTGGATAACCTTGTTTAACCATGATGGGTATATAACGTCAAGGTCATGTTTTTCCAATTCTTCACTCACCAATGTGGTCATGCGTTCTACATATTCTCCTATAAATGGCACAAAGAGAAATTGTTTGTACACATGTAACACACCTCCGAAAAGCTGAAGGTAATAGTTTCGTTGCTTCTGATGTCTGGTCAAAAACCATCCAATTTTTGCTAAGAACCTTCCTATTTTTGGTTGCCACCTGGCTTCACCTTCAATAGTAAGAACATAAAATCCACTAAGAAACTCTGCTTCATAAATGTTAGTGCAGATAGAAAATTTTGGAGTAAATCCAAGCATCGCTAGCCACGCCACCATAAATGAACAAATATATTCTTTAGGATCGAAATTAGGGTACTTCTTTGGGTTGAGCAATCTTTCCTTGCACACCTGTAAGCATCTTTCAAATCCCGCCTTGTTGGCAGCACCTTGTCCAATTCCATTGTCAACCGAAGTGGTTGCTTGCCCAGAACTGACTCCTTGTGCTTTAGTGAATCTAATTTTTTGTTTTTCTTTTGCATTATCGGTACATACGAGTGAACCTCTTGCGGTACTTTGACTGTCAAAGACTTTTAAGGCCAACTTCGACAACCTCAACATTTCCCAAGTGATTCTATTACCTTTCACTTGTTCATTAGTTGAAGTGTTATCATAGTTGCTTCCATCAAACATTCCAAATAAAGTTGGATAAATTGGGACATTATTGTCATCCAAAATATTCAACACTGATATGTTATCGTCTCCTAAAACTTGTGATCTTTGTAGATCAAATTCTTTAACGCACTCTGTCATGTTAGCATTCAATCCAACCCGTGTAGTTCCAGTTGCATAAAAATATTTGCTTCCTGGGCACTCAATTATGTAGTGACTACCACCAAAAGTTATTTTCTTTTGATGTGGATAGATTGTGCCAGACATAGCACATTTTACAAGTTTTGAACAGTTGTCAATTTCAGGCCCCAACACTACATTTGCTTTGTGTGTTGAAGGTTGCACCGCTCTTGGCGATCTTTGTTTTCCGTTCAATCTAATTAACTTTTCTACTTTAACAAAGAGTGTTTTTCTCATGTCAAAGCTATCTAAGCCGTTTAAAAGAACGTCCTCGTATGCGACTTCTTGCTGCTTTCTTCTACTCAATGGAAATTTCAATTGCCAAATTTCGAAAGCTTTTCTTTCTTGTGCCAGATGCAGATCAACCTGGTCAGCTATTTCCTGCAACTTGATGTCGTCAAGAAAATCACTAATTATGGTTGGCCAGACTTCTTCCCTAAAAGTCTTCACATCTCCAAATGTTTGTTTCAAATATCCAACTAACTCGGCGTTCTTGTTAGGTGGAAGTGCAGTTACTCTATTAAGTACAGCAATTGCATTATTTATGAAACTCTGTGCCGGCGTTACTGGTACACAGTCTGTGAGCACGGCTCCAGTGGCGGTTGAGCCTTTCCACTTGTCCGTGCGCACGTTAACCCCTTCCCTGTGTTTGTCAAACTCGGGGGTCGTCATTCCTAAATCAACCTCAGCATCTGGATCTTGATTGCTGATAGGTACTAATGACGCCTGATAAGACAGAAAATTCATATCTTTATCTAGAATGGGTCCTTCTGCAGATTTTCCATGTCGACATTGGGGGTTGTCGATTTCATGTTGTTTTAAACTTTTTCTTTTCAACTTCCTTTCGCTTAAGTATATTACTATAATTGCTATTATAACAACTATTGCAAATGCTCCAATACCGATTAAGCCAGCACAGTCTGTTGTCGCTATCGACTTGCTTGCTGTCTCAGCCAATACTGGACGAGGGATGAAAGCTACAATTAATATAACTATCATAATATATGGATCAACTTGAAAGTACATCTTCAACCATGTTATCAAAACTGATTCAACTGGTATGTCAATAACAGCTTTGGGGACCCTTAACACTGTGTAAACAAATCCATTATAGATGCTGTTCATTATTCCAGTGCCTTGTGATCTCAAAAGGTTGAGTTTTCTTGATTTTAACTCACTAATGTATATGTCGTGGTTTCTGATATATATTCTACCAGCTACTGCGACAAACAAAAGCAATGTTATGAGCAACAACTTAAACAAAAACATGATTCTTCTTCTTTTACTGATTATCATTTCGTGTTCTGATTCTAAGGCATCCATCATTGTTGGGATTTCGGGAGAAAACATCTTGTGCCAGGTATGCGGTCTAAATAAAGAAGGTTTGTTTCTATTTTTGACTTGTAATCGCTTATACCTTTTCTTAATGGTTTCATCGAAGACGAATTGACATAAAGAGTCAATGTGGTCGCCGTTTACATCTTTGCCTCTGGCCCAGTTATGTAACGAATTCTTTGTTGCTGCACTCAAGACGGTCGTATGCCCTATCTTTTTAACTATGTGCTCATATATTGTTCTTTGAAAAGCCAAGACCAAATTGCCGGATTTGATCTTGATAACTACACCACTGCTTAAGATGTAGTTTTGTGGCATGACTTGGTGCATGCCTTTTGTACCTTGGACATATTCTAAAGACTCGTTAGAATATACTCCCTGCGGGAGGCCCGTAAAATCCCAAGGAATGGGTGTTATTTCTTCTTGCAACTTTCGGTCCTGGCTCAACCAAAATTTTGTGCAAGATCTGGTGCCTGCTTTTGCAAACTCCTTCCAAATAAGAAGACCGTAAGGGGTGTCTATGGAACCTAACTCAAGCCATGCTTGATCATTATCAATTTCTGACATTTGAGTTGGTTGTCTCTCTCCTTCCTTACCTTCTTTGTTAGATACTATGTATACTCCACAGTTAAACATATCGTTCTCTCTAGGGTCCCATTTCGCGTTAAACTCGCCGTCAGTCTGAACTAACTCGGTGTACTTGTGAAAAGTGGAATAGAGATATGAAATTTTTCCGTAGGGGACACATATCTTCGACAATGAATAAGCAATATCTATTGGCGTAATCTTTGTCTGAACATCAACCATTATCAAACCAGTTGTTCTGGTCCAATCAATTTTCCCAATCGAGGTCGGAGCTCTCAATGAATCTAACGGTGTCAAATTCGTGAAAGCCTGTTTTGGGTAATTCTTGAGGTTCCACACTTTGGTTCCCTTCAAGTCTTTGATCTTGTATCTAACATTTCTTGCTACTCCTTGTATGTCAACTAAATTACCTTCTGCATCGTCTTTTCTTGCTTCTCTGAGCAAACTTGCTATAGATAATTGTCGCATTACATGGCCATATTCATGATTTTCATCACTCTTCCAACTAATCCAATCACGGAGTACAAAGGATGGATAAAGTGCTCTAATACTAGCTAATTGGCCCACTGTGAGCTGCTTATTAAGTATCACTTCATTCTTCATCTTTGTTTCTCTTTCGCGTGCGACCTCTTTTTCGACTTTGTCGATGGCTGCGCAAACAACACATAATTCAATAGTAGTGTCAGTAGACTCAAAC